TGGCAGGTGCGGCGGCTGGCTGATCCGGCGCGGCTTGCACTTGAGCGGCTGCTTGCGCGGCCTGCACTTGGGCCGTGGCTTGCTTTTCCAAGTTGTTCAGGAACACCCAAGCGTTCGACTTAGTTGGCAGGTCGCCCAACACGGAGCGGATGAAGTTGTACTCGTCAGGGGTCAATTCAAATTTCAAGATTTGCATGGTTTTCTCACTTAGGTTGGTATGTGCCCAAAAGCACGGGGGTGGTTTTAACGGTTGAGCGGACCAAATCGGCCAGCTCGTTTGCCATTTCCTCTTCGTGTTGCTCCAGATTCTGGACACGCAGAGTGATGGTTGGTTTTTCGTTGCCGGTGCGAATGCCAAGGCGCAGCACAAACAAGCGCGATGCCAGGCCGTGGTAAGGCACGGTTTCGAAGTAAATCAAGGTCGGCAGCGGCTCAGTGCTGGTGGCCTGGACGCTTTCAAATGCGCTGCGGCTGGCTGCATGCTGCTTCTCGGTGTTCTCCATCTTGCGCATGGCCTCAATGGTGACCTTGCGAACGGCGGCAATTGCCTTAGGGGGCGAGATGTTGCCCTCGTCGTTAAAGCAGGACACCATGCTGGGCCAGTCCTCCAAGAACTCGGCGATGGTTTGCTGGCTGTGTGCCTGGCCACCAGACACCGTAAGCATGGCCTGGAATGCGGCCGTGCGGCGGGCATCAAGCACAGCCAGGTTGTCGGCTTGGCCCGGCTCGTCGGGTATGCCGAGGTTCAGGACCGCAGTGGCCGACATAGCGGCTGCGTTGACAAAAACCGTGGCACCAGTCTCTGCATGCAAATCCACGTAGGCGGCAAAGTCAAAAAGCGCGTTTGTCTTCATCACGCCGATGGCGCGGCGGCGAAATGTCTGGTGTTTTTCCAGGTCGTGCAGCCGGAAGTTTTCTGGCAGCGCGGTCACAAAAGATGAGCTGATATTGCCGTTTGCGGCGGTGATGGCCTCTGACTGTTGCAGGGCCTCGATGGCGTCTTTGTCGATCATGTGGTGCTCCTTAAAACAGACGCTTAAACCAGCTCGCCCTGCTTGCCCATCAGCGATGGCTGAGCGAGCGAGAGAGCGCCGTACTTGCCAACGTGCAGGACGGTGGCGCGTTTTTCTTCTTCACCAGACTTGCCGTCCAGCGTTGGTTTGACAAACTTGAGCGTGTGCTCGCAGCGCACCTGGCCGGTACCAGGAATCTGGGAAAAGGACAGTTTGATGTTGACCTCGCCAACCTTGTCGTGGTCGGTGCAGGCAGCGGCCACCTGGGACAGGGCAATCGAGAGCTTGCGCTCAAAGATGCCGCCGTCCAGGTCGGTGAAGAACTCGGACACGTCGGTTGCGGCTGCAACGCTGATGGGGGATGGTTTGTTGTCGCTCATGGTGGGCTCCTGGTTTAGATGGCGTCAGCGTTGTCGTTGTTGGCAACGCGCTCGATGGGCACACCGGCCTCGACGAAATCGCCGACGTCAGCAGTGCTGGGGTTCTCAATCGAAAAGCGGTCCTTGACCAAGTGGCGCAGGACTTGGGCCTTGCTGCCAGCGCGCACAAGACGAATCTTGTCGTCTTGCGTGCCGTCGTTGCCAAGCTCTTTGATGAGGTAAATACGGTATTCCATGTGGGGCTCCTGGGGTTAAAAATGGGGTGGGCCTACTCGCTGCGTCTGTGGCGGCATCCTTGCGGGATGATCTTTCTGGCTTCCACAGCATCCGCTTTCGGCCCAAAAATCAAATGGGGCTGTCGTGCTCTTCGGTCTGGTTTGCCGATTGCTGGCCAGCCGTATTGGTGGTTGGCATATCAATCACACCGTCTTTATCGCTCGGCGAATCGTGCCAGTGCTGCTCATCGGCTGGCGCTGGGGCCTGTTCGGCGACCTTTTGCAGTCGGCTGGGGCGCTTGCTTGCCGACGGCGCTTCAGGGGTTTGTGCGGCCTCTGGCGCGGCCTGCTCGGGCATGAACAGCTCATCGTCCTCTTTGATCAAGCCGTCGATATCGGTGGACAGCGGCAGGCGCTTGCTGTGGCGGCGCACCACGGTCTTCTTGGCCATCTCGGCAAAGTCGGTCTGCCAGGGGCCGGAGTTGCCCGAGCGGCTGCGGGCGCGGATGGCGTTGACGTCCTCAACGCTCATCACCTCGCGGGACTTTTCGCCGTCCTTCATGGTCACGATGGAATACACCGCAATCAGCTTGCCCCGGTTGGCCAGCGCCGGTTTGTGCGTGATGTGCTCCTCGTCGCCCAGGCAGAAGTCGAAGGCGTCGTTTTCGTAGACCGCCTGGACGCTCCATGTGCTGATCTCGCCCGAGTTGCGCACCAGCTTCATGATGCCAGCGACCATCGGCATGAACTGCGCTTGGTTCTTGAAGGTGACGATGGCACCCTCGCGGCCGTCGGGCAGCAAGCCCATCTGGCTGGCCCGCATGGCCGACGCAAACAGCGTGCGGCGGTCGGCATCCAGCAGGGCCGGGGTCATTTGAACAGCGGTCATCACCACGCGCACAAATCGCGCAGCATCAACGTGCTTTGGAAGGGCTGCCGCAAACTGCGGCGTCATGGCGGTCAGCTGGTTGCGGACCTGGTCGACAACGGTTACTTGGGTCATTTTTTCTCCTGATCTCCGGCCAATTCAGCCAGATTAAAACCCGGTAGCCGACCGGTGGCGGTGTTGTGAATTCCCAATCAGTGTACCATCACTTCGTGGGCTTACGTGGGTTAATTCGTAAATTTCTGAAGCCTTTTCGCCCGCCGTAAGAGGTCCCCACCATGTTGGCGGTGATCAGCGTTGGCGGCGTTTCAGCCTGCATGGCGGCGCTTACCGTCCAGGCCCCGGTGAGCACCTTCTCGGCGTCTGCGATGTGCTTGAAAATCTCAGCCTTGGCCACGTCCTTGTCCTCGCCCGCATTCTTCTCGGCGGCTGCGGCGACCTTGTAGCGTTCGATCAGATCGACCAGCACATCGTCGCTGCTGGCGTCCAGCACCTTGCCTGGCTTGGCGTACTGGTTGAGCCGAATGAGCACCTCGGCGTCGCCTGGCATCACCGGGTCCGGCTCAAGGCCCGCGTCCACCGTGCGCCAGAAGTCGGCCACCTTGGCTTTGATCGCGGCGATCACCTCCTCGTCGCGCAGGCGCTCAATCACTACGCCCCGGTTGCCGCCGATGAACGCGCCGATGAATGCGCGTTTGAAACCGGAGACGCCCATCTGGTGCTGCACCTGCATTTCGATGTGCTCGGGCGCTTCGATGCTGCTGTCGTCGTGCTCGATCCAGCCGTCGCGGAAGGCGAGGTAATCCACGTTCTTGATCTCCAGATGCACCGGCTCGCCAAGGTTGGTGATCACGAAGTCAAACGAGCTGCCCATGCGCAGATCTGGGTCGCGCAAGTATTCCTTCATGGGCCGGATTTCCCAGCCCTGCTCCTCGGCGATGCCGTGCGCAATCGCGGCCTCCAGGCGGTTGCCCCAGGCCATGCGGTCGTTGGTCTTGAACTCGGGCACGTCGCCTGTGCGCTTGCGGTGCCAGAGGTCGAAGTGTGTGATGTAAGGGCTCATGCCAAACAGCGCCGCAGACTCGGTGCTGGTGACGTCCTTCTTGCGCAGCTCCAGCCATTGCTCTTGGCTGGCCGTGACGATGATTTCAGTTGCCATGGTGTTCCTCTGTTTGTGGGAGTCCGAAAATTGCAATGCCAGCCGTGTCGGGAAACCGCGCGCCGTGCGCGGCCACCAAGTTGGCGTCGATCACCTCGTTGAAGCCATCAGCCGGGGAAATCCAATAACCCTGCTCGCCGTCGTCCTGCGTGGCATGCACGATGCCCACCAGGCCTTTGCCGCTGCTAAACCACATTACGTTGTGGACTTTCATTTAGTCGCTCCTTTCAGCTTCCGTTAAATTCGCCGGGAAATCCGGCATTTAAATCACAAGACGATGTTCGCTCGCCAAACATAAACGTCAAGTCCGACGATCACAATTCCAGACAAAAATACAACAGCTTCAACGTAGTCAATCATCGGCCTGCGCCACGTTGGGATGGGCTTGGCTGGTCCTGTGTATTTCATGCCGTCTCCTTGACCGGCTGTCGGCCTTGCAAAAACAGGCCCCAGCACCTGGCGCAAATCCAGCGCTTGGGGGTCATCTGGACGCCACCCTCTGGAAAGCGCGGTCGGTTGCAGTCGTGGCAGTGGGTCATGGGGTCTCCAAAACGATGCGCTCCAGCACCTCCATGGAGCGAGTGAGGTCTTCGTGGATGTAGTCAGGCAGTCTTGCTGCTTGGCTCATGGCCCACGACTCCAGTGCGGACAGCAGTTTGATGGCCTGCAATGCTTCTTCTTTGGTCATGCCTTCACCTTTGGGATATCGCGCCATGTTCCGTTCGCGGGTTTAAAAATATCGCCGCACACCTCGTTGCCGTCCGGGTGCTCCCAAAACTGCTGGAGGATACTGACCGTGCGTGTGGTGGTGTACGTGGCGTGCTGCTCCACGACCTGTTGGCGCTCAACGAAGCGTAAGTGCAGGGTTGGAATTGGTGTCATGCGTTCCCCCGTGCTGGAATGGCGGCAGCTCGGTTCTTGTAATCCTGCACAGGTGCTGCGGGTGGTGTGGCCGAAGCAATAAACGCCAAAGGCCTCCAGCCGTGGAAGTTTTCCACTCTGGCTGTCTTTGCTTTTGCATCAGTCAATCGACCATCTTTGTGCATCCATGCGTCAGCCACAGGCTCCTGCACAGGCTGCACAGGTGCTGCGGGTGGGGTTAGTTTCGCCAACAAATTCTTGTCAGTTTGAATTGCTTTGCAAATGGCACGGACAATTTCTTTTTGTGAAACCGCCTTTTGTCCATTGCTTGATGCCAAATCCACGGCTCGATGCGCCACCACCATCAAGTGGCTGTGAAGGTCGCGGTGCAGTGCCACCGGATGCACAGGTGCTGGCTGTGCTGGCTGTGCTGCGGTGTAAAGCGCATCATATTTGGCATATAACTTGGCGACATCACGCAGTGCAGGCGTGTCGTAGTCTGGGTGAATGCCATCGCCTTCTTTCCAGTAACCAAGCGCTGCGGTGCTAATGCCAGCCGTCTGCAATCGGTACTGCTCAATGTCTTGCAGTACAGGCTCTTGCACAGGTGCTGGCTGTGCGGCAGGTGGTGTGGTGCTGTATTTGCGAATAGCCAAGCGCATGGAAGCAATGCCGTCGATAGTCCCGTCTGACTTTTCGACCCAACACTTTTGTAGGTCCATTTCGCTCGGCTCCTGCACAGTAGGTGCTGGCTGTGTGGGCGGGGTAGTGTAGAGCTTGGTTCCGACTGGCAGAGCTTTAAGATTTTTGAAGTCTTCTGCTGATACATGGAAACAGTTGAACTGTTCGGTTTTCAGCTTTGTCGCAACAGGCTCCTGCACAGTAGGTGCTGGCTGTGCCATCTGAAAAACCTTGATCACTTTGTCAAGCCCTAAATTCGCTTCTTTTGCTAAGGAAAGCAACTGCTTTGGTGAGATGTGTTCGGGCTGCACAGGTGCTGCAAGGGCTTGCTTGATGGCGGTGATCTCGTTGTCACGATTTTTTATCCAGCCAGCGTCTTGCTCCGGGTGTGCGCCATGAAACGGATACTCTCCGTTGTACCCCTCCCCGCTTGCGTTAAAGCCCGCAAGGTAGGCGGCTTTCAGTGCTTCATCTTCGGTCATAAACAGCTCCTCAATGTCAGCAGCCCCAGCATCAGCACGATGAAGGCCACCAAGGCCCACACCAACTGCCCGTCAGCCGGGGTTGGTTTGTCTTCGTCTTTCATGCATCCCCCCCGTCATAAGTGATCGCTTGCAGTTTGCTGATGCGGTCAAGGATGGCGTTTTCGCGCATGTGGTTTTCTGCTCGGACTTTCTGCAGATGCGTGTTCAAGCCTTCCAGCTCTTTGGCGACCAACTCCTCACGAGGGTGAAACGTGACGGTGATGGTGGCGACGCCCACCTCAACCCAGCCCTCGGCGTCGCTCATGTCGTGATTGATGTACGTCATCCCGCTGGCGGCTTCATCCAAATCGCCTTCTTTGACCAAATGCAGGATGTGTTCAACGTTGCGCCATTGACTGGTGGTCCAGACCTTTGTGGTGCCGGTGAATTTAATTGGTTCGCTCATGCTTTCTCCTTGGTTTCGGGTTTAAGTGCTTCATTCCAGCTCAGCGCGTCAACGCTGGCCATGTCGGTCCATTTCAATGCGCGGGCGGCTGCCAGCGTGTAGGTGTCTTTCCAGGCCGTGCTTGCCTGGCTGTAAATGTTTTGAGCGCAGCCAATTGCCTTGCCCTCTGTTGCGGCCACCACGTTGTAGAGCCGCAGCCAATCGCCCGTCTCGCGGTGCTGGCCAAACACAGCCCACTTGGGCGTTGGTGCCTTTGGCCGCGTTTTTTGCTTGCCTGTGCCCCGGCAGCCAAAACACATGGTTCCGTGCTGCAGGTTGAAGCTGTAGCGGCCCGTACCGTTGCACCTGCTGCAGGTGTAGGCCTGGCGCATCGCGGCGTGCGTCATGCTTTCCTCCGCGCCTCGTAGGCCTCGCCAAGACTGCGCGCCGTGCGCATTGGAAACGGCAGCACCAGGCTGCTGATCTGGCCGTCGGGGACCGGTGCAGCCAGGCGCTTTTCCTGCCTGACCATCACCCAGCGGCTGCCAAGCTGGCGCACAGATCGAACCCAGGCCAGCATGTTGCGGCGCTGCGTGGCGCGGTCGGCGTGCCCCACGCACCAAAGGCGGCGGGCGGTTTTCAAAAGTTCGGTTTTCATGATTGCTCCTCGTGGTTGATCCAAGCGGCGTCCAGCTCGTCGGCTGCACCTTGGCGCTGCAATTGAGTGGCGTCCGGGTTTTTCAAAACCCGCAAAGCGTAGGCGATTGCCTCGTCCAGCGGCCAAGCCTGTGGCTCGCTGTCGCTGTCAGGGTGAGGCAGTGCCGGGTTGACCGTGAAGTGTTGCATGGGGGCTCCAAAATAACGCAGCGCTTGCTGCATGGTGGGGTGGACTTGGTTCATGAGGCGCTCCTTAAAAAGTTAAATGCTCCACTGACTGGCCATTGCCAAAGCAATACCTTCATAAGTCTTGCTGCGCAGCCGCCAACGGTCTTTACTTGGTGGCAGTTTGTTTTGACCGTTGTCGGTTTGGTTGTCCCAACGAGGTCTGCCATTTACAACACGCGGCTCAACAAAACTGGTTGGACGCAGGGGCGGCAGGTTTTTAAGCCATAAACAAGTTTTTTTGCTGGCGTCATGGCCAAACTGGTACGGCTGGATGATCTGGTCAGGTTTGCGGATGCGCGAGCTGATGATGCTGACGGGATTTTCAATTGCGATGCGCTTAATTGGCGCATCCATAAATAGGCGTACAAAATCCAAGGCTTCCTCCGTCAGCTTTGGGTCTCGCAGGCCTCGGGTTGTCCAGTGCATTCCACTGACAGAGAGGTAGGTGCAAGGCGGGTGTGCAATCAGTAAGTCCCACTCTTGGTCCAACAGCTCGCGCACGTCACCTTGGTGGTGTGGGCCGGGGCGCTCGGCAGACAATAGATCGCACGACATGGCAAAGTGTCCGCGCGCAGAAAAAGCATCGCGTACAACACCGCTGGATTCGCAAGCAACAAGGACTCTCATAATCACTCCAAACCCATCATTTGGCGCGCAAACTTTGCAAGCAATGCACCTTGCTTTTGACTTGAAATTGCAGCGTCAACAGTGCGATAAGTAATTTTTGTTCTGCGCGCATCCGCATAAAAAGCAGCAGCAGACTTTTGCGTGGTTATTGCATTTCTCATTTCAATCTCCGGTTGGTGTTGCGATAACTCCATCATGCTCAGGTTTTAAATGGGCTGCAAGGGGTTTATGTGGGTTCATGCGAGATATTTTTATTGGAGTGTTGCTTTTTACGCTACACTTCAAACCCATGACCGCAGAAACCAAAGACCCCATCATCGAAACCCCCGCCGACAAGTGCATCGAGGCCTTTGGCGGGGTTCGCGCTCTGGCCCGAGCCCTCGAACGAAACCCCAGCTCCGTGGTCCGTTGGCGCAAGCCCAAGGACGAGGGCGGCAGCAGCGGGGCCGTGCCGTCTTCGCTGCAGGGGCGCATCCTGGCGCTGGCCCAAGAGCGCGGCCTTCCCCTGACTGCGGAGGATTTGATCTTGCGCACAGCTAAGGACTGGTCGCTGTAATGGTCGCCGACCGCATGCTTTTGTCGGTGATCTCCCCCACACGCTACGAGCTGCCCCGGGACATCGCCGCAAGAGTGGGCCTGCGCCGCGTCAACGCCTCGCTCGGTCGCCTGGTGCGATCTGGCCTCTTGGAGCGCGTGCCCGGGCCGACGTGTTTTTTGTACCGCTCGAAGCAGGCGAGGATTGCGTGATGGAAAACTTGCGCCCCAGACAACACAAGGCCGTCGAGGACATCACCTCGGCGTACAAGCGCGGCTACCGCGCGCCGGTGCTGATTGCCCCCACCGGTTTTGGCAAGACCCATGCAAGCGCCACGATCATTCGCCGCGCCCTGGCCAAAGGCAAGCGCGTCTGGTTCATCGCCCACCTCAAGGAAATCTTGACGGCCACCAGCCAGAAGCTCGAGGACGAAAAAATCCCGCACGGCTGGATCGCGGCTGGGCAGGACGGCAATCGAAACCTGCCCGTGCAGGTGGCCATGGTCCAGACCTTGGTGCGCCGCTTGGACCGGTACCAGCCGCCCGACCTGATCATCGTGGACGAGGCACACTTGGCCGTGGCCAACACTTACCAGCAGATTTTCGAGTGGGCTGGCGCTGGCCCAAAACACTCTCGCCCAGGGGGTGCACACCTTTTGCACCTGACCGCCACACCGACGCGGCTCGACGGCCGGGGCCTTGGTGAGGTGGCCGATATTCTGGTGCCCACCTGCAGCACGCAAGACCTGATCGACGAGGGGCTGCTCGCGCCCATCCGCTACTACGCCCCCAGCGAGCCGGACCTGACCGGCGTCCACACAACGGCGGGTGATTTCAACCAGGGTGAGCTGGCCGAGGCCATGGACAAGCCCGTCATCACCGGCAGCGCCGTGGCGCACTACCGAAAGCTGGCCGACGGTCGCCCAGCCGTGGCGTTTTGCGTCACCGTTGAGCACGCCCGCAACGTGGCCGAGCAGTTCACGCAAGCCGGGTACCGTGCCGTGGCCATCAGCGGCGAGTCAGATCCGGTTGAGCGCGACGCCGCCCTGCAGGGCCTGCGCGACGGCAGGCTGGACGTGGTCTGCAATTGCGCCCTGTGGGTGGCCGGGGTCGACGCGCCCTCAATCGGCTGCATCATTCTTTTGACCCCCACGCAGTCCGTGGTCAAGTACCTCCAGTCGATTGGCCGGGGCCTGCGCACGCACCCTGGCAAAACCGATTGCATCGTGCTCGACCACGCAGGCAACGTGAAGCGCCACGGCCTGCCCACCGACCCACGCGAGTGGACGCTGGCTGCCACCGAAAAAAAGAAGAACGCCAAGAAGTCCGAGGTACCGGTCAAAACCTGCCCCGTGTGCTTTGCCACCGTGCCCTCGGCCGTCACCGACTGCTCTTGCGGGCACCACTTCGAGCCAGTCGCCCGCGAGATCAACGAGGTCGACGGCGAGCTGCAGGAGATCACCGCAGCCGCCAAGGCCGAGGCAGTCAAGCAACGCAAGCAGGAGCAGGGCCGCTCGCAGACCGAGGCTGACCTGATACGCATCGCACGCGCCCGGGGCATGAAGCGGCCGGAGCTGTGGGCCAGGCACGTGCTGCGCGCCCGAGCCGCCAAGGAGGCGCAGAAATGACCTGCCCCGCCTGCGCCCACCCCCGCGTCACGCTGGTCGACGGCACCGAGACCTGCAGCTGGTCCGAGGCCTGGCGCGCTGAGACTGAGGCCCGCCACGTCCTGGCCATGCCCGGCAAGTACGAACGGCGCGAGTACTTGCGCGGCGAAGAGGTAGCTGGCAAAACCGTCAAGCGCGGCGTGTTTCAAGTCCGGGGTGAGGCCGCATGCCTGCAGCTTGAGGCCCAGGTGCGCAAGCTCTGGGAGGCGCGGCGATGACCGAGGCCGACCTCATGCGCCAAATCATGGTGGCGCTCTCGGCCGACGGGCACTTTGTGGCCAGGGCCAATGTGGGGCTGTTCTACACCGCCGACGGCAGGCCCGTTAAAACAGGGCTGCCCAAGGGCTTCAGCGATTTGTTTGGCCACCGGGCAAGCGACGCTCGGGCTTTTTATTTTGAGGTTAAGACCACCACCGGCCGGGCCAGTAAGGAGCAGCTGGCATTCATCGAAGCTATGAAAAAGCGCGGTGCCCTGGCGGCAATCGTTCGGTCTGTCCAGGATGCCAAGTGGGCGCTTAAGAATTGATGCACTGAATTTGCCCGGCTGGCTTACTCCCTTAAGCGCAGGATTTGCGGGCCTGCGGGCCGGGCATCCTTTTGGTTGACGGTGCTGCGATTCAGACGTCGGGGAGTCGAACCCCAATGCCATCGTCTTTAAGCAATCCGGGCGTCGACTCCCATCTTGCCTGCTGGCCAGCATTCGCAGATCTGCACGCTAATGCAGATCACACCATCACGGCTGCGGACTAGGCCCGTCAGGATCTCCCTGACCGTGTTGCTGCTGTCGCGGGTTCAGTG